AGGGCGTAGCTCAAGGGCGTAGCTCAAGGGCGTAGCTCAAGGGCGTAGCTCAAGGGCGTAGCTCAAGGGCGTAGCTCAAGGGCGTAGCTCAAGGGCGTAGCTCAAGGGCGTAGCTCAAGGGCGCTAGGGGGTGGCCTAGGGTGTCCGCTGCTGGGTGCAAGTACCACCCCCCACCCAGTCAAAGCACCCCCACCCCCCTACCCCCTGTACCTCAGAAATTTTTTTATAAAAATATTTGTCCCACTACTGTATTACATACGTTTTAGTATCATTTTATATAGCGGCAGCGTTATAATACATAAGAACCATGTCACAGGAGCATTTATATGCCGTACCCCAACTTCCATGCTGCCAGAGTCAAGCAACCTGAGCAGTTCGATACTTTTCGTACAGTAAAAACCGCTAATCCGGCGATTACGCTTATTCTTGGGATTAAGGATGGTAAAAGCGAGGTGCAGGCGGTGCGCGCAGACGCTTCTAAGATGAGCGCCGCGCAGTTCCGTAAGTGGTTAAAGGATGAGAAGCAGTCCTACCTTATGTTGGAGCCTGCTACTGAACCCACTGATAAGGGCAGCGCGACCTCTGCGAAGCCCGCCGCGAAGCCCGCAGAGCCCGCAAAATCGGAGCGACCCTCCGCGCCCTCGAAGCCCTCTGCGTCTAAACAACCCTCCGCGCCCTCGGAGGTGGGTAAGAGTTTCTTCTCTATTTTCTCGGACATGAAGCTGCTAGAAAAGTCGGAGGAGGAGGGGCAGGATAAGGGTAAGGCGAAGATTCAGGGGGTTATCTCCTCCGAGTGCGTGGATTATCAGGGAGACGTCATCAGGCAGGATGGCTTGGACTTCTCTTACTTTATGCGCAGTGGTTTTTTGAATGATGACCACAAGTCGGGCCCTGGCGCAGTCGTCGGCGAGCCGGTGCGGATCTTTCGCACGGAAGTAAACGGTAAGCCTGCAACCGCGATGGAGGGATTCTTGTATCTTGATAAGCCTCGAGCTCGCGAGATCTACGAGACTGCCAAGGCTATCCGAGACTGTAACGGATCGCGTAGGCTTGGGTTCTCTATTGAGGGGCAGGTTGTAGAGCGTGACCCCGGCAATCCAAAGCACATCTTAAAGGCGCGTGTCCTTCATGTTGCGGTGACGCACGCCCCTGTCAATCCAGACACTTCTAACCTAGAGCTTCTTTCGAGGTCTATGAACGCTATGCCTAATAATATGCACCAGGTGATCAGTAACATTATGCAGATGCACCCTGAGCTTATGCGTGAGGGAGTGCTTGATGCGCTTGTTTCCCAGGTGAGCGCGCACAAGTCTGCGATTAATGGTACGCAGGACGAGCAGCCTTACATGCAGAACTCCGTGATGCCGGGGGTACTCACTGAGAAAGCAGAGGGCGGCTCTGTAGGCTATCAGACCCCTGCGCAGCCCTCTGCGACGGATGCGTTGTCAGCACTCGCGGGCACTACAATGCAGCGCTTGTTGTCAAAGCAGCCTTCGTTCTCTGAGGAGTCCGCGCAGGGCAGGGCGGCCAAAGGGACTGCGGAGGTAATGTACCAAGAAGCGCCGTCCGCAGCGTATGATATGGAGCGCTCGTGGCCTGTAGCTCCCCCTGCGCAGAATACTGCGGACTCTGCTGCGGACTCTGCTGCGGACTCTGCTGCGGACTCTGACAAGGGGGACGCCGATAAGTCATATACGAACATGGAGCAGTCTATTAATCAGGCTTTGCTGACGCATATGTACAGCAGCCTTAAGGAGTCTTTCAAAGAGATGATGGCTTCTGAGTTTGCGCGCCTTTCTATGCCGTACTACTCAAGCACCTCAAGCGCACCCTCCAAGGGCAGCGCACCCTCCGAGGGCAGCGACGCAATGGCGCAGTCCGCAGATGTATCGCCTAAGATCTCGTCTGCGCAGCTTCAAATGCTATTGCAGCGTCAGTTTCCAAATATGAGCGCTACTCAGTCGAAAAACCTTGCGCAGCGTCTTGTATTTCTGTCTAAGAAGCGTGTATAATAATAAATATACATCCTTTCCTGTTTAAAAAGGAGTCTAACATGGCTGACATTAATAGCGTCCCCGAGATTTCAGAGGCCTCGGTAGACGAGATCTCCTCCCTGTTGACCACGATTGCAAAGTCGCAGAATGACTCTGCTCTGGACGTGCTCGCAAAGAGCGCGGATGATATTGTGCAGCAGAACAAGGAGCTGTCGGAGCGCACTTCTAATCTTGCGGCGCATCTTGAGAAGTCTATCGCTGCTTTGACTGAGAAGCTCAACGCGCTGCAGGCTACGGTGCTCGCGCTTACCCCTGCAAAGAGCGACGATAACACTCCGGTGGTGAAGTCTATCTCCGCAGCAGTTATTGAGCCTTCGCCTATGGATGTGAAGCCTCAGGTCGAGCAGCTTACCAAGAGCTTTGTGCTTGACGCTGCGCTCAAGGAGCTTGTCTCAACGCAGGATAGCGCCCGTCGCATTGAGCTTCGCGGCGGTATTGCACGTCTTGAGTCTAACTTTTCTCCCGCACAGGTAGCTGCAGAGCTACGCATTAGCCGCTAATAGGAGTCCGAATATGCTTCCTGAGATTAACTCAATGGTTTCTGTGGACGATCTCGTCCGTCTTAATGAGGCGCTCCGCAAGTCTGGTGCGTCTGTTGGTTACCAGACCCCCGCAGTCCCCTCCGCCGGCGACTCGCTCTCTCCTCTCGTGCCGCAGTCTATCGAGGGCATGCTCTCGGTGGCTACGTTCACGATGGCTGAGCTTTCCATCTGGAAGAACATCCCTAAGAAGAACGTTGGCCAGACTGTGCATGAGTACGTTGTGGTGCAGGAGCATGGTCTTGACCTTGATCCGTTCATCTCTGAGGGTGGCGGCGGTTCCGCTGACTTCGCGCTTAGCCAGTCTCGCTACGAGCGTAAGAACGTTCGTATCAAGTATATGGCCGAGCGTCGTCAGATCACTGATGTTGCCAGCCTCGTGGGCCTTATCGGCGACAACCGCCAGGCGCTCGCGGAGGAGACTGAGCGCGGTACTCTCGCGCTGATGCGCAAGGTGGAGAACGCGATTTGGCACGGCGACGAGGACCTCAACCCTGAGGGCTTTGACGGTGTGGTCAAGCAGCTCAAGACCGCTGGCTCCTCGTACGACATGAAGGGTAGTGTTCCTACACCCCTCCTCCTCCAAGAGGTGCTTGGTGAGGTGTACGCTGCGCCTAACTTCGGTAAGATCTCTACGATTTATGTGGAGCCCCGTATCCATGCTGAGCTTATTCGTCAGACTGTGGAGTCTGGTCGTCACGATCAGCTCTCGGTGCGTGATTCGAGTCAGCTCACCTTCGGCAGCGCCAACCTGAGCGTCATGGCTCCTTATGGCGCAGTCAAGATCCAGTCTGCTCCCTTCTTGCACACCGCTGCCGCTGCCCCCGTGGGCGCTGCTGGCGAGTCTCCTGTGACCCTTACCCTGGTGAACACCACCGCCGCAGTCACTGCTGAGTCTGGTAGCGCCCTCGCTGCCGGTAAGTACTTCTACAAGGTGGTCGCTGTGGGTAAGAAGGGCAGCTCCGCTCCTCTTACGCTCGCGGAGCAGACTGTGGACGCAGACGAGAAGGTGACCCTCTCTCTTCCTGCGGACTCCGATGTCATGTACTTCCGCGTGTACCGCTCCGAGAAGAATGGTACTGCTGACACCTGCAAGATGGTGGCGCGCGTGCCCTCGCTCGGTGCAGCTGCCACTTACGTGGACAAGGGTCAGCACAAGTACAACACCAGCAACATCGTGATGCTTCAGGAGACCCCTGACGCGATTGAGTTCGTGCGCTTGCTCGACCTTATCCGTCGTCCTCTCGCCGAGGTCTCCACTGTGAAGCCCTTCCTCCTCATGATGTTCGGCAGCCTTGCGGTTAAGCTCCCCAAGAAGTCGTTCGTGCTTGAGCAGGTTGGTTTCTCGGACACCACCGGGATGAACCCTAACTACCTGAACGCTAACTTCTAAGATTATCCTCTACGCGTGCTTCTACGGTGCAACTAGCTTAAATCGTACGATCTGGTGGCGCTACCCTCGAGGGTAGACAGTCAGATGAGCAGCAGGGATACTAAAAAGTAGCGGACTCTAAGCCCCTTTTCCTACTACGAAAAGGGGTTTTTCTTTTGAAGTGCGCACAAAAAAGGTATAACATATAGAGTACTTTAAATAACTAAAGGGGTTCTCTATGTGGTTTTATCTTCGTAAGCATTCAATGTGGGGTGGGGCACACGCAGTTTTTATCACGGGGGTTAGGATCGAGATTGCTGCGAACGGGCAGGTGACTTCAGAGTTAACACCTCAGGTTTTGAGGGTCCTTCAGTCTTCTAGGGCGTTTTGTTTTGATGCTGAGTATGTTGCTCCTGCGCAGAAGAAGGATACTACTTCGGATTTCACGAAGGCCGCAGAGGAGCATCCAGCGGAGCATCCAGCGGAGCATCCAGCGGAGCATCCAGCGGAGCATACCGCAGAGCATCCAGCGGAGGATCCAGCGGAGCATACCGCAGAGGAGCATGCCGCAGAGGAGCATGCCGCAGAGGCTTCAGCGGAGCCTATCGTTGATGATGCCACGTTAGAAGAGCCTGCTACTCAGGTGCTTCCCCGTCGGCGTGGTCGCCCTGCGCGCGGAGGCTAACTATGGCGCTTAGCATAAAAGATATTGTTACTCCCGAGTTCATTAAGAACACTGTCGTCTTGGGGGTGGATTTAACAATAGACGACGGTTCTCCCTTTCCTGATTATCTGTTCGAGAGCGCTATTGATCAGGCGATTGCGATGGTCGAAAGTGAGATCGGTATTGTTATTGATCCTCGTATCTTTACGGAGGAGCGTCATGATGCGGATATTCAAGAGCGGTACGCGCAGTACCCTATTCACTTGGATAACCTGCCCCTTCGCTCAGTAGAGGAGCTGGCCATAAAGATTGGTACATCCGACGCGGCGACGCTCCCAGTACAATGGATCACAATAAACAATCATCAGACCGCTAAGTTTAACATTATCCCAAGCGCCAGCACCGTGGGATCGCTCTACTTTAGAAGCGGGATACCGCTGCTCGTGGGTGACGTGTTCTCTGCGTATACTCGGTTCTCCTCTTATTTTGCGGTGACCTATACCGCAGGGTTTACTTTTGAGGAGGGCACTTTTACGTTTCCCGCCGGCGTAAAAGATTTCACTTTAAGCCTGCAGAATGAGTTTAATGTCGGTCGCCCGTTGGCTACTTTTTCGCTGCCGGGGATACGCATAATTGCAACAGGAAAGAATCTTCTTAAGCTGCACCTTAACACCCCCTTAAGTGTAGACACTACGGTTACTTACTCTGTAAACGATGTGGACCCTATGTTGGTACGCGCCATCAGTATCTTGGCGTCCTTCTTACCGCTTGATGTGGCGGGTGACCTTGTGGCAGGTGCAGGTATCGCTAGTAAGTCAATCGCGATTGATAGTCTCTCACAGTTTGTAGGAACTACTAGCTCTCCTGAAAACGCAGGTTATTCTGCGCGTGTAAAGCAGTTCCAATCCGAACTTAAGGGAGTATTACGCGCACTGCGAGCCAAGTACTCTCGCGTTAACTTTTGGGCGAGGTAAAACACTATGGAGTTTCCGCTACCTGAGCTTCCAGCGTTTAAGAAGACACGTATCGACTTTCTGCCAGAAGAGTTTCGCGCCGCCATCTTCCAAAAGGGGCAGCCGCTTCTCTGGTCCCAAGCAGTCTCGTGCCCTTGCAGCGCAGAAACAGCGCAGCTAAACATTGATTTAACGAACTTTGATTCGGAGAGCGTATCTGCCTCCCCTACAGTTGCGTGCCCTGCATGCAATGGCGCAGGAAAATTATTTCATAGCCCGCAGCTTATTAAAGCACTGATCTCCTCCGCAGAGACCGATTTTATAAACGCGCGTTTTGGTGGTTTTAAGGACGGTGTAGTTAGCATCACGGTCAATCCTGAGCATACCCCCTCCGCAGGCGACCGCTTCGTGCTGCAGGACGCGATCATGCTGTTTAATGAGGTGCTCGTGTACTCCTCAAGCACACCCTTTAAGACGACTTTTCCTATCGCGCATCGGGACATGACGCTCGCCTCGGGGGATATCACGTTGGCAGTGCCCTACATGGTGTACGCTGCGCCTCCGTCTTTGCTGACAAACGTTAATCAGACCTTAGTTGAGGGTACAGATTTCACGGTGCAAAACGGGATGGTCACTTGGATTAATCCTCCGCCTACAGGGTCGCGTATCAGTATTAGCTATTATATGCACCCCTCGTACACCGCTATTTCCTTTCCCAAAACGGTCAGAGATAGTCGCTCAAAGAGAAAGTCCCCCGAGGAGTATCATATCCCGCTGCCGGTGGCCTTCCATGCGAAACTAGAGTTCTTAGGGGGCGAGTAATGTTTGACCTACATTTAATGCACATTCTGCGTAACGGCATAAAGTACTACTCCTCCTCCAGAGATCTTTTTGATCCGCTGTTTCCCACTTTTAGTGAAACAATGCGCACTCGTATGTTTGCGGAGCTTACTCGCAAACCCGTTTCATTTGACGCGGCGTACCAAAATCGTAAGGCGGGAGCGCTTCCGCTCATTACCATAGAGAATTCAGAGGAAGCCTTATCAAATCAGGCCCTGGCGGATTTTAGCGGCACAGCGGTTGATGCGTTTGGGCGCAGAGTGCAGTACAAGCACATATTTATTAATCACGCTGCCGGCATAAACATTTTTGCGGATAGCTTAGAGGCGGTGCGCACGTTACAGATTATTGTTCATGCGTCTGTGCTGCTGTTCACTAGCGCACTGCTCAAAGCGAACTACGAAAACGTAATGTACCAAGGTAGCTCTTCCGTAATGCCGGAAACCCTGCTTCAAGATGGTGGCACGCCCGCGTACTCGGTGCGCGCACTTTATATCGCGTTGCAGCATCTCGTAATACCTACCTATCTTGATGATCTTCAGGATATTGGGGCTACACCCGACACTTACGAGATAAAAGTTGAAGTGCTGTAGTAGCACTTCTACATAGATTGCGGTATAATACGCACAACATAGCTTCCTTTAACTTTCTCAACGCTAGGAGAAAAATATGCCATCTTCCGTAGTCTTTAACGGTCGTCGGCTTTTTCGCCCCAATGTCTATGCGCGTGCTATTGATGCGCAGGGCAGTAACGAGCTTCCCGCAACTGGGAATCTCGCTGTTGTAGGGCCGTTTCCTGCCTTTGCATCTAATACTCCGGTCACTTTTTTGACGCGCGCGGAGTTTGATGCTGTGATGCGGGATACCAGCATTCCTATGAGCGACCTCGCAGACTTGGTGTTCTCTCCCTTTGGCGCAGCCGGCGCAAGCATTGGGAGCCTCACGTTGGTCAACGATAACTCTGATACTACTGCCGCTTCTTATGATAACGGCAGCATTACCTTTAAGTCTAAGCTGTTTGGTACAGTGGGCAATCGCCTGCAGGTGCAGCTCGTCTCCGCTTCTGGCGGGCGTTTTACGCTGGCTATCAAGGACGGCGCTGTGGAGCAGGAGCGCGTCATTGTAGGTGGGGATATCGCCACCGTTGCGAAGGGGACGAATGCAGCGACGACGCTGACCCTTGCGGTGGACGCTACGAAGATCACGTTGGTTGTGGAGGCTACTACTAACGAGTATCTGCGCGCGGAGCACCCTTCCTTGAATAAGCTGCTGGACTTGATGGCGCTCGATGCCCCTGGGCTCGCCATCACTAAGGCTTATCCTGACGTCAACTGCGCAGATCTGGATAACTTTATCAGCGTTAACCTCGCTGGGGGTAGCAGCGCCACCTTTAAGGCCAACAATGCTGCCATTAAGGCGTTCTGCGACCGCTCTGCGTTCGTGAGCGCTACGATTGATAGCTATGCTGCCCCTACTGCGTTGGCGTCGTTCACCCGCTTGACTGGCGGGGCAGACGGGTCTGCGGCTGCCGACGCGGATATCATCGCGGGACTCGCAGCAATCAAGCGCATGCCGATTAACACGGTAGTGCTTTTCCACGACGACTCCGATACGTTTGCCTTGCTCGCTCCTCACTTCGTTGAGGCCGAGGAGGCGGGGTGGAATCGGAATGCGTGGGTGGGCATGACCGCAAGCGCCATCTCGGATGCTACGGCAGTCGCTAAGAGCCTGAATGACCGCAACATTTCGCTGGCGGCGCAGGCCTTGGTGATCAACGGGCGTACTCGCGGCGCAGAGTACACCGCTGCTCTGCTCGCAGGTATGCAGTGTGCGCTGCCCCCGGCTAGCAGCCTCACCAAGAAGAAGCCTTCCTCCGCGATCACTGCGTTCAGCTCCGCCTTTGATGTGGAGGATGCTGCGGAGGCAGCCATCCGAGGTGGCGTGACGCTGTTCACCAACCCCTCGGGGCTTGGCATCAGTGTAGAGCGCGGCATTACCACGTGGGTGGAGAACGATAACGCTACTAAGAGCGAGGTCGGCGCAAACGCTAGCGTTAATGAGAGCCTCCGTAGCCTGCGCGCTGCGATTCGCGACCAGATTGGGGAGCGCATTACTGCTGCTAAGCAGGCAGACCTGCAGCGCATCTGCGAGCGCTCCTTACTGGCGCAGCGTCTTGATGGGCTGATTAACGATTTCACCGCGCTCTCGGTCAGCATTGTGGACGATGTTGCGCAGGTTTCTTACTCCCTGCAGCCTGCAGAGAGCCTTAACTTCATTCTGATCACCGCGAACATCGTTCGTTAAGGAGCAGTCAAATGGCTAACAGCTTTGATACTCAGAATATCCGCTCCATTAACGGTGCGAATGCGCTGGTTAAGAAGGACGGCGTTATCCTTGGTTACGCTACGGGCGTCAACGTTGCGGAGATGTACGCTCTGCAGCGTATTGATGTGCTTGGTGAGGCCTATAGCCGCGATATTGAGCCAATTGGGGTCGTGGTGCAGGTCGCTATCGGGTTTATCCGTATGATCAATAAGAACGGCTACGATAACGATGTCGGCGGCGGCGGTGTCGCTAAGGGTCTTGTGCCCAAGGTGAACGCTACGGACAACATTAAGCAGTCTACTCAGAAGGTCACGGACTTTTTTCAGCAGGGGTTCGACCTTGAGATCATGGATAGCATTACGGGCACGGGCGAGGGCAGCCCTTCGTCACGCTATCTTATTCAAGGTTGCCGGCCCAGCGCGCAGTCGTTCGCGCTTACCCGTGGTACGCTGATGGGGATCAACGTGACCTGTGAGGCGCTGCGCCTCGTAGAGGTGGACGCCTAAGAGCGCAGATCTGACCCACTAAGCCCCTAAAAAAGGGTTAGCGGCGCAGATCTGAGCCCTTAAGGGGGCTGCACGTCTTAGAGGGTCTACGCCCCTTTAAGGGAGCTGCGACCTGAAGAAGGTGGACGGGGGGTACACGCTCAACAGGAAGCAAAACTCCTAAAAGAGTATATAGCACGTATACTTAGCTAGGCGTGTACCCAGTGGAGGTCCTCAATCAAAATTTTTCTAGCGCGCAACGACTGCCCGCTAGGACTCCTTTTTCTGAGCTATTATATTCTGCCACCAAAATGTTTGAAAAGTACCTCCACCTCCTACACTCCTAGCTAAGTATACGAAGTAGAAGAGAAAAAGATCAAAAAATGAGTGTACCCCCGTGTACACGAGATACACTCTTATCACTTCGCTTTAAAATATCATTACTGTTGACTTTGTTACGGTATGCGCACATACTGCTCTTACGTTTTTCTTAACTAGGAGTCGCATATGAGTAACACTCTCAACCTTCGTGAAATCAAAGCCGCCGAGACAGCGCAGCCCATTCCCTCCTCGGTGAAGCGCCACCCAGTCGTCCCTCGGGAGATCACTTTTAAGGTGGAGTACGATGCGCCGACAGGGGAGTCTTTCTCCAGCGAGTTAACTTCTAAGGTTCTTAACGGGGAGGGGCGCATCCTGAAGACGCGAGTGCTGTCTCGACTTATTGGCAACATTAATGTGGACAACGTCTCGCCCGATGAGCTTGCGCGCCTTGAGGCCTTGGCACGTGCGAGTATTCAGCTGGTTAATGCACCTGAGTGGGTGGACGAGTGGTGCGCGCAGGATAATCAGCTTCTCGCAGGTATTAACGCGGTGCTGGTGGAGCATGAGAACCGGTTTTTTCGCGGGAATAGTCCTGAGGGTCAAGCAGACGCGAGAGATGCCCGTGTTCGCGTTGCTTCAGCCTTTTCTTCAGAGGCAGCCGCTACCTAACCCTCAAGATTTAGCGGACCTAGATAATTATGAGCATAGTTTATTGTGCATGGACAAAGACGCTTGGAGTAGTTTCCTACAAAGCAGCATGATATACGGCGATACCCCCGTCTCTTCTGGATCTGCCGCCATTGATGACTTAGAGGACCTTTTAAATAGGGGCGAGGACTTCTCTCAAGTTATTGAAAAGCTCGGAGGAGCGAGGTAGCGGCAAAGCAGGATACATAATAATGGAGCCTGCAGGGGTAAGGTGCTACACTGTGCACCATACTCATAAAGCACTTCATTTGCGAGGCGGTTAATCATATGGCTGCAAAACGTGATCCTGTGTACATTAACACTCCCTTTGGAGTGCCCTTGGGGACATCTTTAGTACAGCAGCCCTTCGGGGATGGCTATAGGACGGTACAGGGCAATATCGCAGCGCAGACGGCTGCGGGGGGAGCAGCGGCGACGCACCCTTCAGTTTTTGCGCAGGCACAAGCTCTGGGCCAACAAACCTTTGAGAGCGCGGGGCTTCCTTTTCAGCCTGCGCTATCCGTGCAACCCTTCAATAATATGTCTGCAATGTTCTACGCTTCCGGAGTCCGTGGCGCGCAGCTTCTTTACTACCCCGGGCATGCAGGTTCTTTTGCGTATTTGAGGGACGTAAGCGCACAAAACCTTAAAGGGGCAAACGTATCCATAGATCCACCAGACCCTATTATTACTACATTAGGATTAGAAGACAGACACTTTCGGGGTCGTATGCAAACTGATGGTACTCGGCCTCGTCAGCAGCTATATATGAATGTATTATTAGAAAGGAATCAACTACTGACCAAACTAATAGGTGAACAGGAAGTTAGATTCAATGAAAAATACCCCCATAAAACAGAGCAAATCTGGGCACATAAGTTTGAGGATATTAACGCATACGATGCGCTTTATTATACTCAGCGAGCATTTGGTGCAAAAGAACCGCATGCGTATATGCCTTTTATCGCGTATCAACAATATACACAAGCGTATCCTAATGTAGATTTAGAGCTGTTTGGAAATACGATGGCGACGTATGCACGTCAGCTAATGCGACTTTCGGAGGAAAACAACTTAAAATACTTTGTTCCCGAGCAAAGACTACAAGCAGGAACGTATTCTAATATTGATTATGTAGATCTGCTGAAAGAACATGGGGTATTAGAGCAAGAGCTTCATAGGCAGGGCATTCCGCTCTCCAGTACAGGTCCTTTTGCATCTCAATCTTTTGGGCCTGTAACAGCGTATGATTTCCCGGTTCGAGTCTACAATAGAGCAGAAGGGATACTAGAGGATGTAGAGCAGTTTGTAAAGTTTGATTACTTTCATGGGGACTCCAAAACAGTCCGAAGAGCACTAGCAGTACCTGCCAATAAGCAGCTACAAACCTACGAGTTTTTAGATCCAAAGGGTAAAAACGAGCTTGTAAAAAAACAGGAAGAGATAGAGGAGAAGCTGCGAGCACATAGAGCGGAGCAAAGAGCGCAAGATACCGCTCCTCAGGGCGACCTAAGTGGTTTGCGGGCACTTTCCTTAGTGGGTAGTCACCGCGCGAATGCACAGAGTCAAGTAGCAGTTCCTGTCCCCGTGATCAACCCTGCTCCTAGTCAAGTAGCTAGCTCTGCCCCTAGTCAGGTCGCTGTCCCTGCGCCAGTAGCTAGCTCTGCCCCTAGTCAAGTCGCTGCACCCCCCGCGCCTCCCTCAGGCGGGGGCGGTGGCGTTGGTGGTGGCGGCAGCAGCAGCAGCAGCGGCGGCGGAGGAGGCGAGCCTCCGCGTAAAAGACCAAAGCGCGTCGCTAGAGAAGCGCAGAGCGCTGTGGCGGCTGTAGCTGCCGTAACCTCTACCGCAGAGGAGATTAGCACCCCCGCAACGCGAGCGGCAGCTGCTGCTACTTCTCGGGGAGAAGCTCCTCCTGCAGTACTGCCCGCAGCAGATTTCATTACAGAGCCTAGAGCGCGCGTAGTATTTGAATCTGAAGACAGTGTTGCGATCCGTAATCACGAGCTGGAGCAGGCCCGCCTCGCGGATGCGCAGCGGCAGCGCGAGCATGAGTTAGAAGTGCAGCGTATCCAGGCGCAGTCTGTACAGCTCACCGTCGCAGGGCAAACAGAGGTCGCGCAGCTCCAGCTGACGCAACAAACCAAGGCGGGGGAAGCGGCTGCTGCGGCACAAGAGGCACAGCGTATACTTGCGGCAGAGGC